TGTCAATCCTGTCCTTGGCTTCGACCGTGATTGTCTGCCCGCCAAGCATGAACGTTTTCGGTATCCTCATTCCTTTCCCCCTGAAAATCGCCGGTAGCTTCCTCGAAGGTTGTCTACCGGCTTGGTATCCCCGCCTATAAGGAAGGGTCATGGGGCCGTTGACTCCCTGGCAACGGCGTACCTAACCTGTCCAGCCTGATTGAATGGCGCTTGTCTGCCTTTTTAACAGACTCGATCTGCTGTACTGGATAAGCGGCTTTTCCACGTTGTCCGTCTGTCCTGCGATGGCGTAGGCGCTGGCGGGCATCCTGTCTATCGTCTCGAAGTATTGAACCTCAAGAGGTCTGCTGATGATGGCATCAGGTACAAGAAACGATAGACAGAATAGAGTGAAGATAGCTGACCTCCTTACTTCTTCACGATTTCATATTCGTCGTAATTGAAACAGCGGCCGAACCACATATTCCAAACGCCGAAATACCACTTGCCGTCCCGTCCGTATACTGACCGATAGGTCAACGGTAGGAGCTGTTTCAGATACCATAGCATAGTTCCCCCTGTTTCCGGGTCCTGCTTATTTCAACCGCCCCGGCGCAGTTCTCATAACGCTCTTGCAGGATAGCTACCACTGGGGTTTACGTCCCATTCATCCGTGATCAGACCATCGGGTTTCATTCACTGCAACCCGCAAGCGTTCCCTTTACAGTAGAGACTACCGGCCATCTATTTTCCGACCACAGGCACTCGGTCGTCTGCCTTACGGCATACGGAAGCGGCGGGAGTCGAACCCGCGCGTATTGCGCTTGCTAAAGGCGCATTATTGGCGGTTGATCGCGCTTAGCACGCGCCCCGCTCGCTGGCGTACTATATTCCGCCCGGTCTGCCAACTGGCCTACGCTTCCTAGTTGTTCTCTATCTTCCCGGCGATATACACGGACAGCCCGTCAAGGTCGTCCGCCTCTGCAAGCCGCTTTATCTCATGAAGCGTTTCCTGATCGTACTTGACAACGTGTCCCCGCGCTCCTTCCATCCATGCCAATTCGTTCGGGTAATGCCGCATCATAAAGTCATGATAAAATACCGGGTCTTGGTTCCGCTCGTGGATTCCATGATGTCCGAAACACTGGGTAAAGATATTGTACGGATAAAATCGCAAGCATCCATTGCCGCCGACTGAATAAAAGTGACTTGCAGTCAGCACCCCGGCGCAAGGATGTCTACCATCCCTAATGATGCACTCCCCGTCACGCCGGCGGATTGCCGCGTTAACGATTGTCTGTACTTTTGTTGCTGTAAGTTTTTTTGCCTTCTTCTTTTTCTGCACAGTTTATCATACTCCCTTTTGTCTATTCGGTCAATGAATAACTTTGCGCCGATGATGCTTTACGCTTGCACTTATACAATGGGAGCCTCGGGAAGCGATTTATAGTAGTCTGATCTATTTGGGTTTCTTTGACACATTTCACATATCGGCATTCCTTGGCCTTCATTTTCACACCCGTTACAGCTACACGCCTTGCACTGTTCGGCGTGGTAAGAAGAGGCATAGGACTGGAATATATTGAGACACACATTTTCATTTAATCGCCAATGGTTAGCTGAAAAGTGGTCAAGAAGTTTTTCCCATGCAGACATCGCACCATCACCCGCTGGTTTCTTGTGTGTGAACTTTTCAAGACATCCTTTGTAAAACTCGCAATCGGTCTTACAGTCCTCCCCCGGTTTTTCTGCGTCAAGCGCGGCGAGGGCTGTTTTTGCAAAGTGTCTTATTTCCCCGCTTGTCCAGTCGTCTCGTTTTGCGATTGTCTTGAGATACTCTATCGCGGTTTTATCGTTCATTCTGCATACTCCTTTGATTTTTCGAGCATTGTATCGGCTATATATTTTGTATTCTGCCGTGCTTTACTGTCGAAGATATTCCTATCATTACCAATAGCTGATATTTGCGTAAATCCATTAAGCATTTCCCGTATCATGGCGCGGGCGTCGAGAAGATCGGCGGCAAGCAGTTTTTTAGTAGTGTCTTGCCCATTGCTTGTTATGGCATCGCGTATAGACAAGACGGCTTTGTTTCTTACCCTCATCCTACTTCCTCCCCTCTTTCGCCCGTCCCTCTATCCTGACCGTACACGTCGCCTTTTTGCACTTGTCAGGATACCGCCATAATGTACACTTCGGCCCGCACTCTTTCGGGCGTTCAGATTTCTGCATCGCGTACCAGCGTAGGAACGTCATGAGCGATGAAGATACCGTACTTTTCCAGATGGGCGTCAAGGGCGTCACGGGTAAACTTTGCCTTGTTCCCGGGAATGGCCTTCCACTGGTCAGCGTATACGTTCGTTGCGATTGCGGTTTTCTTGCGCTTGTCCGTCTGGTTTTTACAGGTCATAGTTTTCTGCCTCAATTCGAGTGATGAAGAAGTGGATACCGTGAGAACATTCATCCCATCTGTTGTCATCGAATGAATCAGGAACCATACGCTTACCAACTTCGTAGATAAAGGCATTGTCACGATCTGAATATGCCTTGTCGCCACCGATGATCTCGAGTACGTCGGCAAACTCGGCGCGGCATTTCCTACCGGTGGAATTTGAGCGCTTCGCTTCTTCCGGTATTCGGAGTTTTACGATGCACATATCGCCGCCGTTTGTTCTGGCCTTCTTCCAGCCGATTATAGAGCCTTCCGGGCATATATACGTCTGTGCTTGCGCCCGTTCTGCGTTTTTGGCTTCGGACAGGTCGGCTCCGAACAGGTTGGCTCCGGACAGGTTGGCCCTGGACAGGTCGGCTCCGAACAGGTCGGCCCTGGACAGGTTGGCCCTGGACAGGTCGGCTCCGGTCAGGTCGGCTCCGGACAGGTCGGCCCTGGACAGGTCGGCTCCGGTCAGGTCGGCTCCGGTCAGGTCGGCTCCGGACAGGTCGGCTCCGAACAGGTCGGCTCCGAACAGGTTGGCTTCGAACAGGTCGGCTCCGAACAGGTTGGCTCTCTCTCCGCCTTCTTCATCGTTAATCCACTTAATATGCTTCAAGCAAATCTCTTTCAGTTTTTCTGTATCCATCTTCTTTTCCTTTGCGCTTTCGCGCCAATAAAAAAGGGCTTGCAGGATGCTCGGCTGGCTGGCCGATTAGCAGGTCTTGAGCCCCACTACATCCTGTAAACCCTCTGGAAGTATCGCCCCTCAAGAGGCCGATTGTCAAGGTAGCCATCCTCGACGCTTTCATCTTACACCCTCCACGCTTCCCTGTCAACTGAATAAATCAATCTGGCCGGGAAGATCCACGCTCTCAACCTTCTGCGATATACCGCCCATTCCGCACCATCCACCGGGGGAAGCCTTGCAGTCGTACTGGTTACACCATAGGCCGGAAGCAAGGCGCGTCTCACCTTGGTAGCACTTTGCACAGCACTTGTCGGTAGTTCCATCCCGATAGTTGATAGCCGCCTTCTCGATAGTCACCTGATGTATCCCGCCTTCACCATATCCTCCCGGCAGTCTGCAAGGTCGGCGAAAAACTCAAGTTCCGGCGAGTTGTTCAGGAAAGCCTTCGCGTCGTCATACTCTTTGTATGACGTATGGTACTGCTTCGTGACAGGGGCTTGCGCGTCCATTTCCGCACGAGTGATAACCGCCTGTGCAAGTCTCATGAAGTTCTTTGCGATGATGTCTTTTGCCATTTAGTAACTCCCGTATTCCTCTACCGCTATTTGTATTGCCTCGCTCACAGTGTAGCCGATATGCGGCTGTCCGTCGTCCTAACATTGTGTTAGACTGTTCCGTCTAACTTCCTCAATCCGCTCCCCTCGCAATGCTTGCAGTTTCCTGCCCGTCAAAACTACCGTACCTCTTGCCGTGCCTCATCGCGTCCACTTCCTGATCCACGCGGGCAGCGACCATCGCAATGTAGGCTTGCGAGATTCTTGCTTCCTCGACGCTCAGGTCGGTAGTCATCGCGTAGCTGGTAGCGTCTCTCCATAGGGATGATGCAGTCATAGTTCTTCCTTTGCCGGATACGCTCCGGCGGGCGGTGATAGACTACCAAGCCTCTGAAAAATCTCTATCTGCGAAAAGATCGGCAAGACCTGTCGTTTGTTTGAGTCTCAAAACCTCGTCTGCATCCATTCCCAATTCTTTTGCTATCTTTTCATCATTCCATCCAAGCCTTACAAGTTCTATAACTATATCAGACATAGAAGCTATAGCGTGTTTGCCTCTTGCCCTATTGTGCCGTATTGTAGCCGCTATTCGTTCTTCCCTGCTAGTGTTTTCAGTATTCAAAACAACTATTGGCAAGTGCGACATTCCTCGTTTTTTACCAACCTTGTGTCTGTGAAATCCGTCAACGACTTCATACCCTTTTTCTGTTTTCCATGTAACGATTGGCTGCGTAAATCCGTCTGTTTTTATGGATGTTTCAAGTAATTCCATTTCAGGCGGGGCTACGCTGTTTGGGTTATAATCATTTGCATATACAAGTTCAGCCGGAACCCACCGTACACAAGCTACTGGATGCAAACTTAAATCAACATTCCCCACTTTTCCCGGCGCGTTTTCATCATTTCCAGATATCGTTCGTAATGCGTCGGTTTGTTCGGACTGAAACAAAGAGCCTTGCACCAATAATCGTTCTTCAGTAGCACCTTGCATATTCTCCTCCATGAAGCCTTATCTTTAACACCTAGATCGTTTTCCTGAAAGTCTGGAATATTTTCCTTATATCCACGATCTTTATACCATTTCAAATAGACCGCTATTTTGTTTTTATAATGCGTCGCTATTTTTGACGGCATGGTGTCAAGAAGAAATCTTGCATAGCTTTCCCACGTATGGTTTTCTGGTTTTGTTATATATCTATCCCCATTTATATTTCCGTGATTCTTTGCATACAATGCGCCAGAATTACAACCTACTATTCTTCCGCAAACCTTAGACCATGTTTGCGGTTCTATTTCGTGAAGCATCCAAAGACCTTTACGCGCTTCTGATCCAAAGAACTCGTCTATTCTTTGTTTGCTTATCGGTACACCAGCCTGATGCATTAGGTCGTATATTTTATTATATGGTGTTTTATATTTTGCATAGTATGTCCAGATATCTTCTACCTTCCAGTCGTATATTGGATGACATGAAACTATGTCCATTTCACTCTGGCGTAAGTTAAGCAAATAGTTTTTCCCGTTATAATGATCCCTGTTTTTATTTACCGTTATTTTCATTCTTCTGTTAAGACTTTCAGACGCACGTATACCAACCATGCAAGCTGTCGGTTCATATACTTCGTTTTCAAATCCTTTTTTCGCATACCATTTATGAAACTCTATGACAAATGTCTCAAACGTCATTCCGTATTCATAAAAATCAAAATATGAATAATCTGTAATTGCATAATCGGGAGAATTACGAACCCATAAATCCTTTTTTGTTTTGTCCCAGCACACCCATTCTGGCGCGTATGTTGATATTGCGCTTTCAGTTGATAACGGCAATGCAATCCAATACGGAACGATATACTCTTTATATTTTTCAAACATTGATTCAACAAAGTCAATCGTATATTTATATTGAACTTCCCAATCTATAAAGAGCAATCCTATTTTTCTGTTTCTTTCTATTGCTTCGTCCATCGCAATATTAAGCATCACAGTACTGTCTTTACCGCCAGAAAATGAAACGTATATCCGTTCAAAATTATCAAAGATATATGATATTCTTTCTTTGCTTGCTTCTAATACGTTCATATTAGTTTTTCAACCTTCCCGTTGCGTAGTATTATATTATATATCTTATCAAACTCTTTTACTGTGTATAATACTTTTTCTGATATATTATATATTGCCGTTGTTTCTTCTTTTTCGTAATCATATTCATATCTCGGTTTCAAGAACACGTTTCCGTATTTAACCCAAAACATTGAATTAAGCGTAGTAAGTATTTCTCCGTTACCCAGCGATATATTTCTATTTTGCTTTTCAATAAACTTTGTCATAAACGGAACTTGGTTTTGATTAAAAGATATCCGACAAACTTTCATCATGTTTTTAATGCGCTTGTCGTATATCTTTAAGCTGAACAGAGCCTTCATGCGATATTTATTTCCATTTTGTTTTCTTCACATATTTTATTACACGTTTTTGGTGTGTAATAAATGCCATTTTTATTCAAAACCTTCCAGTATGCTTCTTCGTTGCATATTGCATATACCCGAAACTCTTCCCCGTTGTACACACATGAATATAAATCACCATGACTCATTTTCTTTTCCTTTCCCGCCGTAACATGGCGGGACTTGTTCCTTTTTATGCTTTAAGCGCCTTTACAAGCTGGACGGCCTCTTTATGGCACCGATGGGTCGGGATAGTGGCAACAACCCGGTAATCCGGATGTTCGTTCATGCAGAAGTCGTTGTTCATTCTGCGCACTGCATCGTAAAACCCGTTCATGGCCTCGCTCTGAATCTTTGTAAGCTCTTTCACCTATTCCATCCTTTGCGCTTCTCGCGCCCTCTTGATACTCTAATCATACACCATGTCAAACGTTTTGCAACAAAAATATAGGGTAATGTTTTAAGGCTAGATTTTTACCCGTGTATGATTTTGTATACTATTCCTTGCCACCTTGACCGCTTCGTCAATGGTCATTTTATCCCGGAGTAACAGCCGTATTTCCGCGTCGTCGGTTGTTTTCCCGATAAGCTCAACTATCCTTTTTTGCGCGATATTCAGGGCCGTGAGGGTTTCTATTTCTGTCATGAGTGAAGCTCCTTGTCTACGAACTTGATATACTTAGGCATGAAAACAAGCTCTGCCATTCCGCAAGGCCCGTTCCTGTTTTTCGCTACCAGAACATGGGTATCAACACAATCGGTATTGGAGTCCTTTGCCCGCTCCCGATCCATAAGCATAATGATATCGGCGTCTTGTTCAATCGTCCCCGATTCCCTGAGGTCGGCCATTGTCGGCGGGCGTGTTTCGGCGTCCCGGCCGACTTGTGACAGAACAATTATCGGGATGTTCAGTTCCCTTTGGAGACCCTGGATCATGTTTGATATTTCGGTAAACTGGACGAACCGCTGCAGCTTGTTATTCGGGTGACTTATCAAACTCATGTGGTCGATGAAGATACACCCTACGCCGTCGCACCTGACCAACTTGCGGATCTTCGTTACGATATCGATAATGTCTCCCCTGATTCCGGAAATAACTTTCATCCGTGACTTATCATAGAGCTTTGAGCAAGCCTCTTGTATCTGAATAAACGCCGCGGGCTTCAACAATCCCGAGCGCATGAAGGACGCCTGTACTTTTGACTGTTCCGCGATGATTCGTAATGCCATCGACTCCCCTGACATTTCAAGGGAAAAGTACGCTACTGGCACAGTCTGTGAAATATGCGTTGCCATGTTCATGGCAAGAGCGGTCTTTCCAATCGACGGTCTCGCCGCAAGAACGATATACTCATTCTGTAGCCCGTCGGTTATGTCGTCGATGTTTATAAACCCTGTTGATAGTCCGGATAGATTCCCTTTGTTCTTGTACGCGGTTTCTATCTTCTCAATGGCCTTTGGGATCAATACCTGTATATCCTGGACAGAACCGAGGTTTGACGTATCGGCGATCTTTGCCGCCCGTTCAAGAAAACTGTTGATGATCTTTAGCGAGTCTTTCCCGTTCGGCGCGAAAGCAGCTTCCCCGATCAATGCGGTAAACTTCCGTGCGGCCGCGTTTTCCTTTACCACCGTTGCGTAGTACTTCCAGTTTGAAGCCGTCCCGGTTGCGTCAAGAATAGTTTCGAGCGTTCCCGGGTTTATGGTCTTGAGTGATTGCCGGATAACCTGCTTATCGACAAGAATACTCCGAGCATTCAACTCCATTACCTTTCCGAAAACCTGCCTTGCCGATTCGGTGTAAATGTCGTCTTGCGTTATTTCGTCCAGCACGTTCGGGATGATTGAGTTATCCATCACCATCTGGCAAACAAGCGCAAGCTCTGAATCTTCGTTTACAAACCTCATTGATACAACTCCTTGCCATCATCGTCGAAAAACTTGTCGCACGTTTTGCAGTACTGCCCGTTTTTGAGGACTCCCTGACAGACAGGGCATTTACGAACAATACCAGTAATTCCGGAAGAAGGTTTTGAATAGGGCTTTGCTCCGGGATTCTTTTTCAACTCCCGGGCGTCCCAATTCAGTAGCTTGTTTTTCCAGTTGGTTATCTTCTTCCCTGACGTGTCTTTCCAGTCTGTTTTAGTATACCAGTTTATGAAGTCGAATGGAATGACAACAAGATTCCTTTCGATGATGTAGTCTGTAACTTCTTCAAGTGTTGGAGGGATAAACTCCTTCTTTTGTTTTTTTGTCTTTTCAGGAGTAGCCGGTTTATCCGGCGTCTCTTTATTCTCTTTCTCTTTCTCTATCTCTTTATCTAACTCTATCTCTAACTCTGGTGAACGGTTTTTGAACGATTCTGAACATTGTTCGCTTTCTCCATGCGCTATAAAGAGTTGCTTCTTTTTCTCCCTCAATTCCCTCATTCTCACGGCGTCGCTTGTCTCGCTTCCAAGCATATTCTCGACCTGAGCCATGTACAGCGTTCCGTCGTCAAATCTATCCATCATCCCAAGCTCCGAGAATATCTTGACAGCCGATCTCACGGTATCAATGTTTGTATCGGTTATCGTGGCAAGCATAGAATCATTGTACGGTATTGTTTCGGAGAACCGGAGTGTACCGTCATGGTCTACGCTTTCAAGTAATAATTTGAGGTAGAACAGAACGTAATCCTTCCCGTTCTCCATTGACTCGATGATTTTGATATCATGACGCTTGAAGAAGTCACGCTTGAGCTTGAGCCAGTAGTATTTTTTTGTATCAGCCATTTATCAGCTCCGGGTTTTCGTGGATATTACCGATGACTTCAAACGACTTTTCATCGCTTGCGTCAACGCCAAACCCAGATGTTATACTAATTCCATAACATCCATGCCCCCAGCATTCTTTTGATGCGTTTGTAACCCATTTAACGACCTTTTTCATAAACCCATCAACAAGTAGTACGTCCCCCTCGTAAATCTCTTTACCGTTCTTGCCGTGAAGGCCGGTGAATTGTTCGATGATGCAACCATCGTGCATATAAAAGAGAAAGAATCCGCAATCCTCGGTATCCCACTCGTACATATTTGGAGGATAACGATATTCCTTACCAGTCCACACCCTGAACCTAATCTCTCTCATCTTTTTCTCCTTAAAAAACAAAAAGCCTTCTGACTTCCCCGCGCTGACTAGGCGCTTCCAGTGGTTACGGCCACCGTAGGGAAATCAAAAGGCTCTTGATTATCACCCCCGTAAGGGAACGATGTCAACGGTAGTCATCCGCTAACTGCAATCACTATATCACGGCCTGACTAGAGAGTCAAGCCGGGAAACCGTTACTTGCATCCAAAACTGGACGCATCTTTCACGCCTTCCCCCTTTCCATCTTGTATTCCTTGACCCTCGACTCGACCGGGAGCGTCTCGAAGTGAGTCCCTGATATCTTGCGCTTCCCGGGAGAGTACTGATATATCGACTTCTCGAAGTTCACACAATCGAACTCCCCGCCCGCAAGCCTTGCCCAGTTCTTCGCGATGATGAGTACCACCGTCGGGTAGACTGGACGCCCGATTCTCCGGGCCACCATGTCAGCGAGAGTGCCGCCGCAGATTTTACGCGGGGTGTTCCAGCTGTCCAGGATCTTGTAGACAGCGCGCTTTACTTCACCTTTCATGGCTCACCCACTTGTTATACGCCTTGCCGAACCGCTCACCATTGCCACGGTTCAGCCATTCGATATAGACGAGCTGGATCAGCAGGGCCTTGTCATCAGACGGCTGATTGATTACCGTTTGCGTTTCGGCGTCCAGTTGGTCATCGGTCATCTTGAAGAGATACTGCTTGTAGGCAGATTGTTCGTTAGGCGTCATAAGGAACCACCTGTGGGCCGACCGCGTTTCGTGCAGCCTGCCTTTTGTGCTTTTCGTCAAGCATTGCTTCCGCCTGATTGTAGGCGTGTTCTGCATTGCCTTTTACGTCGAACCAGTTTGCCCCTCCTGCAAACATTCCTGTAAGCGCCGCCTTTGCAAACTCGTCTCTTTCGTCCGTCATTCTTCCCACCCCCAAATAAGTTCTACCCGGTCACTGTATAAATCCGCCCGATACCGCGTATTCGGGAGGAACCCCGGCGCAACGCTGAAATAGACAAGCCTCCCGTCTGCCTCGGGGACCAGAACATGAGGGCCTCCACTTTCGACGGTAGCCTTCTTTCCGTTGACCGTGACGGAACAGTACCCAGCCATCCATTCAGCCGGGAAGCGGTATGCAACTTTCCCGCGTATTCTGTGCGGGGTATATTTTTTACTGACAGGTACTTCCATTTCCAGCCTCCATGCCTTCAAGTATTTCGTGGAACTTCTTCGAGTTGACCCCTGCCTGAATCATCTCAGCCTTGAGCCGGTCGATGCTCTCTCGCCGTTCCTTCTTCGTGTAGCTTGCCCAGCTCTTGAGCTTCCCCATTCTGTGAGACAGCGGAACGGTCACCGGGATATCTTCGTACTTCTTGACCTTGTGTATCCCGTCTTCATCCGCGTAAACGTAGGACTCAAACCCTGCCCCAAGGTCGCGCTTTATCAGGTCGCGGAACCGCTCGAAGGTTTCGCACTGGTAACTGTGCGCCCCGGATTTCCAGTATTCCTGGATAAGAGCATGGAAGGCACGCCCCTGAGCAAGCGTGCCTTCCGTTGCATCTTCCAGACTGTACTTGCGCCCGATCTCCGGGACGTCGCCGGATACGGGAATGAACCCGTCCGGCGTGATCAGGATGATCAAAAGGGGATATCCCCGTATGAATCAATCGGCGGTTCATCAGCAGATCCCGTTGAAGGCGTTCCGGCGTTCTTCTGGAAGAAGTATTGCGGCTCCGGGTATTCCTTGTCTTTCGGAATCGAAGTCCATGCGTCGCCGTCTTTGTTGATGAAAGCCCGGGCAATTTCGTTCAACCCAGCATCCGCGAACATTGCCGGATTCAAGCCGACGCCAAGCATCATCCCTTTGACCACGCTTGAGAAAATGCTGTTAACCGTTACGGTCTTATACCGTTTCTTGTCAGAATCAGTACGAAACTCGAAATTGATTGAATCCCTTCCGGTTTTGCACTGTTTTACCACGGCGTTTACTATCCTGAGGTGTTCACGGCAAGGCTTGAAAGCCCCTGAACTTACTTCAGCATTAGGATCAAAAATACCCATGATGGCTCCTTTAATACTTTGATTGCCAGTTTTCTACATACAGGTTCAAGAGTTCTTTTTTATCTTGTAACCAGCTCCAAAAGTCCCGGACGTCGTTTTCAATCGGTTGAACATCTTCCCGGCGGTAACAATCTTCGTACCAGTTGTTACCATCACAGGCGAGATACTTCATGCCGATAGTTTCCGGAACGAGCGCGATATACATTTTCGTTTGCGGGGATGTAAAATACTTCCCAACATCGAACGTCCTGGTAAACTTTGTGTCATATACCCAAGCGCCCTTGAGAACGTCGATCCGTCCGTACAGCACAAAATGCGTTCCGGAAATAATAACGTTCTTACTTGCCGAATACTGCCAGACTCCACCCGATACGATCACGGCTATTTCGTTTACGCAATCTGTATAAGTTCCGTAAACGTCTCTTGCCGTTTCGTCGAGGTCATGCTGATCATGTTCGTTCGGTATGTATCCATCGCTTGCCATTCTGACGCGAACCTCAAACGCCCTGCCCGCTTGCATAGCAGGATTATCAGGTGTTTTCTCACGCCGGAGAACCGTCTTGAACTCGTCAAGATTCGGCTCGTCGGCGTTGAGATACCACAGCCAGGATGATAAAAGCGAAGCCGTGATAAGAAGCGGTTTCATTTCTTCACCTGAAACTTTCCGTCAACGAATACAAGCCCGAGCGTTTCGGCCTTTCCTTTCAAGAGCGTCCAGCTTTCCTGCTTGCTTGCGAAAACGTGAGTCAGCGTCTTAAAGGATTCAAGCGCCTTCGTTGCGCCGTCGATATCCGAAACGCCGGACACGGTTTCCTTGACTCCCTTCATGAGAACGTCGTATTCGGCAACCATCCCGATTTCCTCTTTCGCGGATATCTTGAACCGTGCGAAAAGGTCGGACAGGAAAACGTTCTGATCCCCGTTCGTGATCGTCGGTATCTCGAACTCGCCCATGATTCCCCGCGTTCCCTTTGCAAAGAACCTTTCGGTCGGTGAGAACGTCACGGTAAACTTGTTCCCGTGCATTTCCATGAACCCGCCAAGATCCATGTTCTTCCAGATATTGTTTGCCGTCTGGCCTTCGATGTCAAGGCGGAAAATGTTCTGATCCCCTTCCTGCTTTTCTTTCGCATGAAAGATTATCACGACGTTTTTCCCCAGTGAGTAGAAACACTGGTTCATCAGGCGATCAAACTCCCGAGCCGCCGATCCGTATCCTTGAAGCGAAAGAGCGCCGTCACGCTTCCCGTTTTTCGGGTCTTGCTTGACAAGCCAGTCTTTCATCATCGTGAACAGGGAGCCGCCAGTATCGAATACCAGAGATTCATACGCGGAAAGATCCCCGGCGAGGTCGTCGAGTATTTCCTGATACGTTCCCGGCTGAATATAATCGGCGCGCCGGAATCGTGCGTCAATCCTTTCCCACCCCTTGTCCGTATCGATGATCAGCGGGGCCGGAGCGGAAAGCCCTGTAGTGCTTTTCCGTAACCCAGGATTCCCATAAAGCAATACGCGATAGTGCGCGTTCACGTTGACCTCGTTCGGTTTACGAATCATCTTCATCCTCCAATCAGAAAACCAATCGCCGCGATAATTGACACGGCCACAACTACGCCCATGACGAAAGACAGGCACACGCCCGCAACGTAAAGGGCGAGCGTTTTCGCTTTCATAGGAACCTCCATTTCGTGAAGTACAGGATTACCCACAGCCCGCCTGTCGTGAGCAGGCCGATGCAAAAGGCGTTGTAAAAGACGCGCTTTGCAAAGGGGGTAAGCATTACCTTTCCTGCCCTGCAAGGCCGACCGGGATGTCCCCCAGCATATCTGAAAAGGCGTTGTGTTTCGCGGAAAGCGTTGGCATATAGTCAATGCCGGAGCCCATAAGGTCGGTTGCCGCGTCCTCTACTCCCGTCACCCTCGTGTACAGCCATTCGTATAACGTCATCTTCTTTCCTTTCCCCGGATTAGCCGCCGGGGTCGGCGTTGGTTAGAGAACCTTGAGGCAGAGCGGCTCCATGAACGGCTCGCCCCTCAAGGCGTCTTCCTTGTTCAGTAGGTCGGGGTCGCGCCGGTAATCGTACTTTTCGGCGTCCTCACCATCATCAAAGTCGTCGTCTTCTACTTCGTCGTCCTCGTCTGCAAGATCGTTGTAATCCATCTTCGTTCCTCCTGAAATCATAGTACCATAGGGCATGATTATCTGTCAAGCGTTTATAGTGCTTTTAAGGTGCAAAATACCGTTTTATTTTACATACCACAGAATCCCGCCTGTTTTTGCACTTGACAGCTTCCGGGTATGCGTTTATAGTATAGATATGTCTAAGTCGTTCTAATGATCGCTGGCCTATATAGCCAATGACGTGGAACCGGACAAAAGGAGGTTTTCAGGTGTCAAGGACGTTCGTTGTAAAGCTGGAAGATGAGTATCTTTCAGAGGCCGAAGCTAGGTATGGACTCAAGAATATCGGGTATGAAATCGGGAAGGCTTTCAAGGCAAACTTGAAAAGGATCAGGAATATCGAGGCCGCGAAAGAGGCCAAAAGGAAGGGGAAGGAATGACTTTTGAGAACTCGTTTACAAGGGACGAGCTTGTCGAGATGCTTGACGATCTGGCTCCGAGTATATCGACAGGGATGGTACGCGAACTGATTCGCGCCAAGCCAAGAAAAGGAGTAAATATGTTAGGTCTACCAAGTGAAGAATTGTATCGGTATGGATCGTGGGCGGGTAATCCGAAAGGGCAGAAAGAGGACACCACCTGTTGCCGTTATGAAGTTTGGCCGAATACACGCGGCGCTATTCCGTATCAATGTAATCGGAAGCGTGGACACGGTTACAAGGGGTGGTTTTGCGCTCAACACGCGAAGTTCTATCCCGTAGATTACAAGCAAAAAGAAGGCGTATAACAACCGCTTCAACCTGACGCAGTAGCGCAGGTTAAGCAAATGTTAGGCTGACAAACAACCAGATAACAAGTTATCTGGATAATTTGCAAGGAGGAAGAAATGGATGGCGGAGTTTTGTCAAAATGGGAAGCCGATGCAATGACAGCTATAAACTGGCGCGATCTTTCAAACGGTGTTAGTAAAGCAGAAGAACGCCGGATGGAGCGCCTTGAGCGTAAAAAGGAAAGGCTGGAAAGCGAGTATGATAGTCCGATGGACTATTAAGATCGCGCCATCATCCAACAACCGCTTCAACCTGACACCTTCGGTGCAGGTTAAGCAAATGTTGGATGGATCGAGGCGCAGCCTACCGCCTACGGCACTAGACTGACGCTCGACCAAGATGGCGCGAGGAGGTGAAAAAATGAAAGCATATTTTTTTGAGCTAGATGACTACGAGGGATCGGGAATTGCGATAATTGCCGAGAACACCAAAGAAGCACGAAAGATAGCCGTGCATTACAACGATGATTATAACTATGTTGAAATGTGCTCACATATAAAGCTGATGAAAAACGCTGACACAAGCGACCTTACAAAAGGAATCGTTGACGATCAAGTTACATCACTCGAAGGTGTTCGGCGCGGCCTTTATGGATGGACAATAGGCAAATGCGCAAAATGCAATGAGGAAACCGAACTTTACTTACAGGATAATGGTGATGTTTGTTGTAATCATTGCTACGAAGATCGCGCCATCATCCAACAACAGGTTCAACCTGACAATTTGCCGGAAGACGGTGACTCTGATTATTGGGACGATCACGCAACCGGCAAATAGCAGGTTAAGCAAATGTTAGCCCTGATAAAAACCCCGTCGCGTCTCCCTGTTATTGGATCGCGGCGGGGGAAACGGGTTGCCCCGGTTTTGGCTAGAATGGAAGTAGCTTTTTGGCTTTGAGATACGCGCCAATAAGGATCAGTATGCTAACGATAGCAAGTGCGGCGTATGCCCTCCACTTTTTTGCGCGTTCTTTTTCCGCCTCTACCTCGAACGGTTGAAGCCGTGTAATCTCAGCGGCGAGCTTTCCAATCTCGACAGCGTGAACCCGCGCAAGTTCTTTCGGGAGGGTCTTGAGATGAGTGATTGAAGCATTGAGCTTGTCAACCTCGGCGGTAACTTTCGCAAGTTGTTCCGGGTCCTTGATGTATTCCTTTACCGTCTGGTACACCGTGACCGTCTGCGTCTCGATTGTACCCGCGGTATCTGCAAGGTCTACGATTACCGTATCGACTCCGGTAGTGTCTATGACGGCAGGGGCGCTCTGGCAAGCGCACAGAGCAAGCACAAGCAGACAAGCACAAATGCCCAGAACAAAAACTTTTCTTCGTCCATTCATTTTGCCACCTTCTTCCGAAAGAGCCGACGTTTCGGTTTAACCTCGACGTAGAACTCGGCGTTGCCGATCTTCTTCGGCTTGAGGATTTTGAGGCAGATTGTTACCACAAGCGGGACGATTATGATAAGTATGATGATCTGACCGAAGTTATATCTCCCAAGACATTGCAGAACTGCCTCAATGTTTTTCATTCCCCGCCCCTTGCGTTGTGGATTATGTCGGCCGCTATCTTGATTGTATCATCGATATCCTTTTTTGTCGCGAAAAATGCAAGGATGATAGCACCGACAAGAAACAGCGCCGGGACGCCTAAAAGCGCGATGGTCAACCAGGGGGAGAACGCCGTACCTGTAATGGCAATCTTCCCGACGACGGAAAGGATCGAGAACCCGGAAACGATGAGCGCCGCGATAAGGCAAGAGAACCCGATGCGCTTCGACGACAACGGGGAGCCGGGCCCATCTTCCCGTACGGCGGTTGACAGATCGGCGTAAACTGAAAGGAGTGCCGCGATAAACTTCTTCATGATACCCCCTATACTTCAAACGTGACATATAAACAATGCCCGTAACTTCTCGGCTCGTCAAGCACAGCCGAAACTATCCCGGTACAGGATCGGTTCCAATGGATCGCGTAATGATCTTCGGTTCCTATTTGCTTTCCTTTTTCCCAGTGCTTCCGGTCGAATGGAACAACGTCAAACCCGTGATGCACTTTCCCGCGCTTTATAAAGTATTCAAGTTCTGCATAGGGAGTCGTGACGACAGGCTCGACTCCAAAAAGATCCTTGTCGATGAAATATAGCAACTGCCTCGGAGCCGGATTGATAGATACGTCGTAATCGACTAACTGGTAAAGCCGCGTCTGTTCACCTTGAGCGCAATCGATATGGAGATGTGCCGCCGTTGACTGGCCGCTGGTTCCCATTGTCCCGATGACGTCTCCGGGCTTTATGACATCCCCGCGCTTCAACTTCGGCGCTTCCTTCATATGAGCGAATCTGACTGTATACTTCACCTTCCACCACCTACCGCCATTGCGGCCTCTGAATTAGCGTCGTATCTTTTATCAAGCATACACTCGACTTCCTTGATATCGTCCATCGCTGAATGGAGAGATTGAATCGCCGTTTCGTCGTCTTGCCTAACAACCTCGTTGATCGCCGTATTATGAAACTTCGCTACCGAGAGGATCTTCTTCACACATGGGTTGAGCGTGTTGATGTTCTCACTGAAGATCATACAAATTGACAACACCTTTTTTATGTCGTCGCTTTGCGCAATGATCTTTTTTCTTTGCGAGAACATGAGCTTAACGATTGCAAAAAGCCCCGTTGCTATAGCGCCCATTATGGAAACTATGGCGTACTGGATTGCGGGAGTGATAATCGTTTCGGTTGCGTTCATGATGCACTTCCTTTATGTATGGCGATGATGTAAACCTTTTCAGTCATGGGTAGCTCCTTTTATGTTTTTGTGTATTCCAGTACCACTTGTGCGCTATACGACGTTCGATCGATTCCCGTTGTGCATTGTATAGTTGCTGAGTCTACAACCCAAGCAATCCCGTATGTAAGTGTTCCAATATTTATATATGGGAACGCCAGGGTCGTTTTGTCTGATGCTTTTACTACAGATCCCTTGAAACAAGTAAATGTATCTAGGCTAGCAATGTTGTGCAAAACTGATTTAATTGTACTATTCGGCAATGTTCCAAAGTTTATAACCTTCCTGTAAATACGTTTACCGTCGATCCATTTTTTTGGTGTAATAGTCTCGACTGGTAAGTAATCGTCTGATAGATCCACAATCGCGAACAGCGTCGCGCTTATCCTTTCCAGTATCACATAGGAATACTGCCCGTACAGGGAGATAGAAGTCATACCCTCGAAGGTTGCGCCGGATGGAGGGGTGATGGTGACGGGGTTGCCGTCATAGGCGGAAGTACGGCGGATGAGCTTACGGCCTCCGATAGGGAAGGTTGATGGGATAGGAAGAGTTCCAACTGCTGGAATGTTTATTGACGGTGTTTTGTTTGCAAAAGAATATATATCACTACTCATTGCATCAACTGAATAAAAATATGTATCATCAGTAAACATATCTCTAAATATTGTATCTATCCCATCAGATGCGCTGCAACCAGTATCTATCATTATTCCGGTACTATTCATCCAATATACACCACCAGATTCAATAGTGGCATACAATACTGATTTATAAATACAAAGCCTACCCCACCCCCTTGCCGTCTGGCCCGTAGCTTGGAAAACCCCAGAACCATCCATCTTGTAAATATCTCCGGGCACCGACCTCGCGCTTGCGTAAAGGTTTGTGCCGTCTGATGCTAATCCAGTCCATTGCCTTGATGTCTGCCCTGTTGCTTGCATAACACCAGCACCATCCATTTTATAAATATCCCCAGCGAATACTGTAGCGTATAAATATCCTTCATGCATTGCTAATCCCGTCCAATTACGCTCCGTCTGGCCCGTAGCTTGGAAAACCCCAGAACCATCCATCTTGTAAATATCTCCGGATAATTCTGCTATATAGAAGTTTGTACCATCCGTAAACATGATGTTTGCACTTGGCAGTACCTGATATATACTAAACGTTCCATCTGCGTTTTGCCTATAAATAATTCCACCAGTCGTACCACAGAAAAGAGTTCCATTATAAAATGCACCACACACCAACACACCAGAACCTACTTCTGACCAATCATATATTTTTTCTGGCGCCCCAAACATTCTAAAAAAACTTGCCCAGTTTTCTATCCCTGTAATATCAGCCGCTGATCCACCAAGTATCGGATCGGTTTCTGTCACATAACGATTTACCGCGCTCGGAGTCCCGTAGCTTCCTGCAAGTGCGGCTTTCTGTTCAGCGGTCGGCAATCTGCCATCAGCATCGGTAACATATTTATTGGAACCGCTTGGCGTGCCACCAACACCTGCAAGTGCGGCTTTCTGTTCAGCGGTCGGCAATCTGCCATCAGCATCGGTAACATATTTATTGGAACCGCTTGGCGTGCCACCAACACCTGCAAGCGCCGCTTTCTCATCGGCAGAAGGGAGCTGATTGTCAAGTTTTGTTTTATCTCCATTACTCATGAGACCGGATGCTTCAGTCGTTGCGTCGGGAATCAAATCACCACCAACACCGTAGTGAGCTGATGCGTGGCCAGTCGGGGCGCGAGCATTTGAAAGCCTACCATCATTCGCCTGCACCGCCGTACCTGCCGTGGTTCCGCCGTCGGTCGCAAGTTGCACCTTACCTTTAACCGTCGTACTTGCATCGGATACATGATCGTCAATCACGCCGGAAGCGTTGAGATACGGAATTGCATTCGCCACCTTGTCATGAGTTCCTACAGGATCAGTTGAGCCGAATTGATGAGTGCCTTGATGCTCTGCTGTAATTCCTCCGAGTTCCGTCATGGTAAACTTTCTGGAAACGCCATCCTGTTCAAGCTCGACAAGTTCAGTGCCGGAAACCGGAGTTATACCTTGCGGTAGATCGCTAATTTGTTCGTATGTTCTTACGCTCATTTTGTTACCCTCACTTTGTTATCGTCTGTAGTTGTCTTTCGTATCGCGCCGGTAGTCGTCACGCGCAAAGTTCTGTTTTCGTCAATGTCAGCAATACGCTCTACCAATAATAGTTTCACCTTGTTCTGTTCCTTGTCGGTATCAGGTGCGATTGACAATACCTGACAAGTCCACGTTCCGGCCCATTCGCGCGTATCGTCCAATAACTCAACCGTGATTATATCATAGATTCGCAGACTCATATATTTTATACCGCGCAGAGTGCAATCGGTAAATCTGCGAATCTGTCCAAGCCGTGTAGCTTCGAGCAATGCCCGCGCTTCAGCGTGAGCGCGAGTAGTAAGGAAAGTATTAAACTCTATTTCAGGCCGTTCCCTCGCGCTTTGCGCTACGGCTGAATCCTTGCTTGTATCTACTACCGTTTGATATACATCTGTTAACCCGTTTCGTCCCCAGTTTATTTTTATGGTAGCGGCTATCGTATCCTTGTCGGTATAGATAGTCATATCGTCGGTTTCAAGTATCTCTTCCTTAGTGACGAAAAGGCTTGAGGCCCTCGAAAGATTATCAAGCCGTGCAGTGCGCTTCCCTTCGGCGTCTATCTCATAGCGGAAGCGATTGCTTGACCCCTCTTGTATCTGGCGTATTATTTCACTTATTTCAGTTTGATTTTTTATCAGCAGGTTTATCTGGCTAAGCGATCCAATTTCCGCCTCTATTTCAGTCGTGTTAAAAAATGACTCTGTAAACGCGGCATTATTAAACTCTTCTTCGATGTCTTGTATGACCTCAAGAGGTTTAACATACGCTGAAAGCGGATTTATCCTATTATCGAATGAACCATATATTTCAACCGGGACGCCATCCTCATCTCGTGCATCTATAGCAGCGAGCGTAAATAAGCCAAACTCTGGAACTCTTGATACAGTCGAAAGAAAAACGGGTACATCATCAACGAGCTTATACACAGAAAGAATATACGTGAATCTTTCGCAAGCGCGATAGACAACATCGCCGGTTGTGGTTTTCCCGTTAACACAAAAACATTTTACAACCGAGGATCCATACAATAACGGAATTGGCTTGTCTAATATATCATCATCTATGTCTGGATACTCTGTTGCGGAAAATAAATGCGTCGGTATTTTCTGGCTCCATGATTTCCTAATATCCTGAAGTGTTACCTTTCCTCCCTTTTTGCCTATCTCCAAGTTTTCCCACAGATACCACGCGAGCGGTACAAGTTCTTCCCGTGTATATTCGCTTCGTCCGTCATAGTCAAGCCAATACAAGGCAACGTCATTATTAAAGAGACTCATCGAGCGCATAAAATCCATAAGCCCTGATTCATTATCAAAAGAGAATGATCCGGTATTGAATGCCATCTTGTCGTAGCCAATCAAATCCTGCATCTGTTTGATAGAAGGCGCTGAAGAGATAACAGGTAGATAGGCAACGTCGTCAACGTAAACAACCGACGTATCACACATACCAAACACGCGCAAGTATTCCATCGGTGTATAAAGCGGATTGAAGTCTTTACCATAATTGATAGTTAACTTCTGTTCGTCCATGTTGAAAACCCATGACTCTTGCGTATTTTTACATTCAGCAACCGAAACTACTTTTGCAAAATGTTCGGTATAGTTTCCGATAACTGATAATACAAATATCCTTTCATCGGTTGACTCATCGGTAACACCAAGTGCCTGCGTCCAGAAAAGCGCCATCTGTTTAATATTGATAGTATACTCAAACGTCGCTGGCGCTATGTACGCATTGCGTGTAACAAATCTTTGTATACCGACTTCTACTACTATCATGACAGTATTATCGTCCCAAGTCCGCCAGTTCCACCGGATGAAGTTGCTCCGATAGTATTTTCTCCGCCACCACCGCCACCACCGCCACCGGTTCCGTCCGTTCCTGCACCACCATCGGCCCCATATCCACCACCAGCACCACCGCCGTATCCCCCTCCATGTCCACCCTGCGCCGCCCCGCCTGATAGTTGTCCTCGATATCCTACACCCTTTGCGGCAGTAGTTGCTCCAAACACGGTGGACGTTGTGGTTATGGCGTATGGAATAACATCAGCGGGTGTTACGTCAAGTTCAAGTTCTACCTCTTGCCCACTACTTCCTCCGGCACCGGAAACGTTATATCCACCAGCTCCGCCGTTTGCGCCCGGGCCGATCATCTTTACATGAAGGCGATACACTCCTGAAGGAACCGTGTAATTCCCTGATCCCGTAAGCACAACCCGTTCACCAAGTCCGAACATATGTCGCATTTGATTCGTAAGCAGATCACGCTGTAAAGACGTCGCCCAGTTTGGATTAAGAGTATGGACAAGAGTGGCCCTCCAGTATTCCGTCATCGGAGTTGACAGAAACTTGCACAGTTCGTTGTTCGGCCTCCACGAAACGGTTGAAGCAAGCTCTGATATTGCACCTGCCCCAAAGGCTTTCACTTCATCGAAAATGAAAAGCCGCATGGAAGAATCATACCAACCGTTCCACGTTCTATTAAAACTTACGGTAGAGATTGACGAAACAAACGAGGCTGTTACAACCCCTGCGGTACTTGTTAACATGACATAATCTGACGCCGTTCCGGTTATCGCTGTATCTGCATCGGCGACGTACCACGCCCCGGCGAAGAATACAACAGAGCCGCGCTTGATGTTTGATCCTACAACTCGCGTTGAATTGAGAAGCCCCATTCCAATGCCAACAAGTACGTTATTTATCTTGTCCCAATCTTCCGAGGTTGTAGGGGCATCACCCGGCCCCGGTATAAGTACAAACGCCATTATCTAGCCTCCAATAATTTCAACTTGAATGAAACTCCGTTGTCTTTTCTCGATGGCCCTTCTGTCAAATTGGTCGTGCAGTAAAGCGGCTTGTATACCGCGTGGTTATCTTCAGTGATATCAACCCATATATGCCCCGATCCTACTTCTTCAAAAAGCTCGACAATGGAGTGGAACGTCAACCGCGGTACTCCGGTAAAGTTGAGCTCATACTCCCGTAGTGGCTTTATATAATGGTGTGCTACCTGCCCGTCTGAAGAATCACTCTTGCCAGCGTTATCCTGTAACTTGATATCAAACTTCGATGAAGGATAGGGCATCGTCGTAGCAATCCCCAGCGCGATTCCCCCAAGGTAAACATCCTCGCTCACGGGAGCCGCTATGTCTATCTCGATCCATCGAACATCAGTATGAAGCGTGAAGTATTCCGCGCCTGAATCATATGTACAATCGACAGTCAACGTCTCAAGCAAAACGGAAGAACCAGAATAAATCCTGACGGTCATGCTCGTTGCGTTCGTGTAGGTATAGAAAAACCCGGAAGCCGAAACATTATCGGGAAGCGTTGCCGTTATCGTGTCTGAATATCCGACGCCCTTGTACTTCACCTTTGCGAAAACATGGGCGAGATTAGACGCCGGGTAGTTTTCATTCGGTGCAAGGGCTGTTATTGTTGCTTGTTTTATCTCGTTTACAAATAATGCTTTCATACGTTAAGCCTTACCCTTCCGTCATTATAATACTTTGCGGTGTTTTTCGCTACTATCTCACCGTCAAGTATTGTATTTACCGTTATACTTATTTCCTTGCCCGCATTATTAGAATGTCTTGGATCGTCTGCTGTAATAATTTCCTCTCCAGAGTTTACACGCGCAATAAGTTTATCCCCGGTATAAGAGTCTCCGGGTACAATACCGCCGTTTGCAAATTGCCCTGCATATCCTTCTACTACACCAGCCGCCGTATAAGCCGCAGCTGATTCTGCAAATCCAATTGCCGCCTGGGCATAATTGTATTGTAGCACGTTTGTCCACGCAAGCGCGAAAAGTTCAGCGGCTATTGCCCTGATAACAGCGGCGAATGCCTTAAAGGCCATCTTTGCAAAATCGTTCCACCCGGCACTACCTGCGGCGATTGCCTCACCTATGTCCTCGAACCCCGTGACGACACGTTTCAACCCAAGTTCTGTTATTGCCTTAAGATTTATTACTGCAAGTTCTGAAACGTCGGTAACGGTATCACCGAACCGCTCGGTGTTCGCTATTGCCTGAAGCATTGCTTCGCTTGAAAGTATAGATTGATCTCCGGTCTTAACGTAAAGATCATACAGAGATTGTATCTGATCTTCTGCCGCAGCCCGGAGCGCCTCGCGTTCCTCAATCTCAGTCATGAGGCCCTCGCTGACCTTCCAGTTCAGTTCTTCGGCTTGCGCAAGGTATTCATCATTGATAGCCTTCTTTTCATCTGCTATAGTTTTAGCGCGCGCCAGTTCTTCTTCATCGGCCTTTACGTTGCTTTCATTCCATGTAGCGATCTGGTTTTGCGCATCAGCCTGTTGGTCGGTTGCCTGTTTCTCATACTGTAGCCTGAGCTGTAGGCCCTTTATCTGATCTTCATTTGCCTTCAATGCTTTTTCTGCATCTTCAAGCGCGCGCGTCCGTATTTGTTTCCCTTCGGCGTCATATATCTTTTCAAGCGATACATTCGCTTCTAGCTGTTTCCTCTGTTCTTTCAATCGCTCTATTTTTAGAGCTGTCGTATCTTTTTCAGTTCCGGCAACTGCTTCTGCTTCCTTGAGCCTGTTTCTTTGCGTGACAACCTCAGCAAGTTTTGAAGCAACCGTCCCCCAAAGACTACCAAGCAATGAGACACTAGGAGACAGCGCGGTTCCGATGGCAACCTGTAATTCTGTCGTGGCCTCTTTCGCCCGCTTGAGCGTATTGGCCGCGCTGTCATGAGTACGCGCATAATCGCCTATCGCGTTCTTCCCCTGCTCCATTGCAATCTCAAGTGTTGCCTGAGCTTTTGCAAGGTTGAGCGCGTTGCCAGTTAAGTCCTTCTGACCTTTCGCGGCAAGTTTGACGTTGATATCTTCTTCACGTATTACGATACCCAACAGCTTGAGACTTTCACGCTCGCCGAGCATCGCGCGGGTAAGCGCCTGACTAGCTCCCTCTGCGCCTCCGGTGTAGTTCGTAAAAGACGCAAGGTCTGAAGCAAGTGTGTTGACCGCTACTGAAAGGTCAAGGCTCTGCTGCTGTGTCGCTCCAAATCCCGTGAGGATATTTCCGGTATCAGCGATCATCTTCTTTGCGGTAACTTCAGCAAGGTCGAAGGAATCCTTGAACTGCATCGCCGCGCTTTCCGCCGCGCTTCCCATCTGTGAGAATACAGCGTCAAACTTGGAGAACGTTTCCTGTGCGTTTATCGCGGCTATCGCGGAATCTTTCAGGAAGCCAATCGTCTTTATGAATACAGCCGACGTTGCCACGCCCATAGCGATAGACGACAGCTTGATACTTCCAAAAGACTTCGTAGCGTCCTTGTCGAGCCTTTGTGCTTCAGTACGCGTGTCCTTGACGCTCTTGTCAAATTGTGAGGTGTCGCCTGTGATTCTCCAGAATAGATCCCCTAAACTTCTGCCCATCAAAACACCTCAAATGGATCGCGCTTCTTTTCCCATATCCAGTCGACAACTTCCTTTGGAAAGGATGCTATCGCAACCGCGTCATTGATCTCTGGCATGGTCATCATTTCAAGTTGTTCAATGGTGACTGCCCTCCAATATCTGCTGAGTGCCGCCGCTAGGCGCCCAAAGTGGAAGCTAGTGCGTCCGTCAACAGTTTTTTTTTATCCTGATCCTTCTGAAGCGCAAACGTGATGAAGGCCATTGGATCAGAATAATCCATCTTTTCCTCCCACGTTTTGATATCAAGTAGTTCGTCCCCGTCCCTGATATCATTCGCTTCAAGGACAAGTTTGATAGCCTCGAAGCGTTCAACAAAGAACCCTGCATCCTCAACCGCGAATACCTGATCTTTTATCTGATCAAGTCGCGCCTGTTTTTCTGCAAGCAGTTCTTTCCACCCGGAAGGCTTGTCCTTCTTCAACGCAAGAACTTCTTTGGTCACGTCCATATACTCAACCTGAGCCGCTTGCGTTTCGTTGACAAGCCGCTCAAGGCGTTGCGCTATCTTGAAAACCTTGTACGGTACGCGCTCAATGTTTATAGACCGTACCCGCTTCTTTCCTCTTTCACATATCGATATCTTGTACTCCATGATTCCCCCGTAAAAGGGGCAGAGCCGGAGGAAGCCCTACCCCTGAAATAGTTATACCGTGCGAGTAATTGCGAAAAGCTGGCGTCCGTCAGTCTTGGTTTCGTCTAGCTTCGCGGAGAACGTGATATCCATCGTGTCGATTCCGCCCGTGTCAGCGCCCTTCAAACCGAAGTTATACGATCCCGGCTCAGTGTACACGTTGTACAGGTCAAGCTGGTAATCAACAGCGCCGGAGGAAGTAAAGTGCTGCGCCCGCATCGCGTATGGAAGCGCCGTAAAGCTGGTAGTTCCCGCGTAGAGCGTTTCAGACGCAATCGGCGTGTTGTTTCCAAACGTGATAGTCAGTTTAGCGGTCAACGCGATTGATCCGGTTCCTGCATCTGAGAACATAATCGAGTATCCGCTTGCGCTGTTCCCATCGGGAATGACGAAATAATCATCGTTGGCAATCAGGGTATTCGGTACAGTTTCATCATCGACGATTGACGTAATGACGGGGGCCGCCGAAAACTTGATTGCGTTCCCGGTTGCGGTTACGACTGCAAGAAGCTCAACTGGGACATTGGCGGTAAACCCGTCAATCACCTGTGTGTCAAACGCGGCGGAAAGAACCTGAGTCCCTGGCGTGGCAACGCGGGTAATTACCCCGTTGGAGATTTTCTCCAGTTCCTCGCCTTCGAGGTTTCCAATCGTGATGCTCCCTTCAATCCGAAAGTTGCGCTTGCTTTCGATTGACTCAGCATTGGCAAACTCGATTGATTCGGAATCATACTGAAGCAACGCAGTATAATCCCCCTGTGTTACACCGAGATCGAGAAATTCGGCGTCGGCGGTTTTCTTAACGGATATCCTGCACCCGTCGGCAATCCGCACGTTTTTCTTTGTAGTCTGTACTGGCATTTTCTGCCTCCTTACTTTGATCCCATGACGCGAACGGTCACGGGTGCATTGAAGTTATCTGTATCGTCAGCCGGGGCAATAGGTTGCTCAAGCGTACAATAAAACATCATTTGAGAGAACGTTACCCGATGAAGCGCCGCGGCTACCGCTCTTGCGAGTGCTTTTGCTTTCGCTTCCGTATTTGCCCGACAGTTGACGGTATGATTTACATCGTATACTTCAGCGAGTGAATCAGGGCCGACCTGATAGATGATGATCGAAGAATCATTGATTCCCCAGTCATTCGGCTCCACCATTGCCACCTCTATATTATAGACGTAGTTCGGGCTTGTGCCTTTCCGCGTGAGCAACGCCAGAACGGTAGAGGAAGCGGAAAGGATCTTGTATATCTCACTGGTTCCGATCATGTTTTCCGCCTTAATCCAATCGTGAATACCTCGCCCATCTCAAGGACGTTGACGGGTTCCTCACACGCATATAAATCAGTTCCGATCTTGACTATCGTGTCCTTATGGATCACGTAAGAATTATCAGTGACAAACACCTCAGATATATCCATCGCCCATGTCTGCGAAAAGTACCGCGCAGCTTCGGAGCGGTTATACTTCACGCCGTAGACCGTTGCCCCGTCCGCAAGTGCTTCCGTTCTTTCGCCGGTATTTGCATCCTTCGTAACCGTAATCACCTGAAGGATTGCCGGGATAAACTTGTCAGCCCAAATATCAAGTATACTCATTTCGGCAAGTCCTTTTCGACAGAATGAAAAAGAGCGTTGAACATTGCGGTTTGCAAGTCCTTCCCCCGGGCTTTTATGTCTACGGCCGGCCTAAGAAACGGCTGCGCGTACATTTTCCGCGTACCGTATTCCTGATATACCCCATAGTAAACCGGAGTACCTACAATCGCCCCTCCCTTCGGCGGTTTAGTTGTAAGGTTCTCGGTTGTCTCGCCTCCACCTGTTTGTCCTCCGTCTGCAACCCACTGGATAGAGTTCTTCAGGTTCCCGCCCATATAGTCAGCAACCGGACAAAGTTCTTTTGCCTGTGCAGTCACTTCAACGGCGGTATGTACCACGCCTTCAAACGTCCCGCGCTTTACCGCCCTGATTGCTTGCATGGTGAAGTCTTTTACGATCATCGGTACACCTGCGGAAAGGCCTTGATGAACCAGGCGGGCATACCGTAACGCCCGTCAATCTTCATCTCTCCCGCGCTCCTGGTTTCTGATACCGGCCCTACCGTTCGGCTTGTCCAGGTTGTATCACCGCTTGCCGTTTTCTGCTGGCCAATCTGCCACCATACCCCGTGTGCAATCGTCGAAAGGTATCCTATCGGGTAGCTAGTATACGCGCTAATTGACCCGGAAGCCGTAGCAACCGCCGACAATACGATCTTGTGAACCGCGCCAAAAGAGGAAGCCGATTCTATGAAAGAATCAGCCGCTATCCCGGTTCCGGTTATAAGCTGCCCGGATGCTACCGCTTCAGATAAAAACTTGAACACAGGGCGCGGGCTATCATGCCCGTAGTTAGGGTCCCCATACGGATGTTCCCCGCCCGACTTTGAAGCGCCAAAAATCCTTCTTCCGGTCTGCGTATAAACGGAATCAACGGCAAAGTCTTTTGATCCCGTCGTGGTGGTTCCGTTGACCTGAAGTATGTACAGGCCGGAAGTGATCTGGTTGACGGTAGCCTCGACAATCGGTAACAGCCTCGCTATATCGGCGTCGTATGTCGCGGTAGCGGTAGGTATACCAAGATAGGTCTTTACCTGTGCTGTTGTCATCATTCTTCCTCAAGTTCCGCAAGTACATTCGTCTTGTCAGTGCTTACGTTTGCGCCGTGCATGGTTTTATTCCTTTGCCTTGTGGTAAATCGCCGGGGTTTCCCCCGGTTTCTTTACAGGCTCTGACAGACGACGGTTACGATACCCATAACGTCGGTCGCGGTCGTTCCGGCAGTTACCCGCGCATTGATTACATCGCCAGCGGCGAGAACCATGCGGGCCTTGTTTGCGACGACAACGCCAGCAGAGATATGTGTCACAGCCCCATCAACGGCGCAAGCTATCGCGTCCCCGATTGCGTCGGTTCCCTTGTATACCGTTACGGCTCCGTTCTCCTCAGTGGCACAAGCCGTCACGATTACGTCAATTATCCGCATGGCGTAGGGAGCAGTAAAGACCTCCGCCGCCGCCGCGCTGAACGCCGCCGCGCTTTTGTCGAGCGTGAACGCTACCACGCCTCCGGTCTGCCTCTCGTTGATCTTCTGGAAGGCAGATACCCTTTCAAGTTCAGGGTTGCTTCTGTCTATTCTTTTGGCTTCTACAGCCGTTAACTGGTTCATGTTTGCCTCCTTACAGGCTTTGAAAAAGGCGGGCCATTAAGACCCGCCCTGTTGACTTAGCCCAGGATGAGGGCGACGTGCTCAGGCTGTACGACCTTGAAGCCGTAGGCGAGGTGCATTTCCCATATCACCTGTCCGTACTGCGCGATCTCGAGCATGAGATAGGAGTGTCCGAACTTGTCGGAGATTACCATCTGCTTGATCGTGGGATTGGCCGGGATGAGCGGGGGCCGCATGATTCCGACGACAGCCGAACGCTCGAACGCGAAGTTCGGGGTATAGCTGGCGGCGAATGTAATCGCCTTGTTCTTGGTCGCAACGGCGCGGAGTCCAGGCCTGTTGATGTACAGCGGTCCGTCGGTTGCATCACCACCGCAAGCAGCAGCGACGACGTACTGATAGCCGCCGTGATCGGCGATGGTGAATACGTCACCGGCGAGGATAGCATCGGTTCCGGTATCGGTCAACAGCGTGGTAGTTCCGGCTACCTGATCGGCGGTGGTATCGGTCACGTAATTCGCAGCGGCCCCGGAAGTGTGCTGGGATATCCCTGCAGAGTCGCGAAGCTGAAAGCCAAACTGGGGCTTGTAAATACCCGAGCGGCGTTCCTCGTCAGAACCGGCGGCATAAGCCTGCTGGTAGATGCCGAGCTTCTGGAGTTTCGCGGCGGCGGCGGAGTTGATGACAAGCTGTGGATCGGAGAACGGGCATCCGTTATCGCGGAGTACCTGCTTGACATCAACGATGAGGTCGAGGTCAGTCGCGAACGGAGTCGTCCCGGCGGTTCCGACAGCGCGGGAAGCACCGTACTTGATGTAGTTCGCTGCTTCTGCTTCGGCGAGATTGCGAAGTGAGCGCATGGACTGTTCGGCCCACTGGCGCACCCATTCCTCATAGTTTCCGCCGTTTTCGAGGGAGCGCATCTGCTCTCCGGTAAGAACCATCGGCTTGGTTTTCTTGGACTGGGTGATCGTCACCGAAACAGATCCTGCGGTCTGGTCGTTCCCGACAGGGGAGACGTTCAGCGGAGCGAAGTCGGTGGTTTCCTGGACGGCGGCGTAGGGCACCTTTACGGAGTCACCCTTCGCTACGCCTTTGTCGTCCCAGGTCGCATTGATAGCGTCGAGGATTCCGGCGGGTTCTGCACTTACGTTCTGCGCGGCGGAAAAAAGAACCGGCGCAAGCGCCGACAATGTAGTCGTGTTAGACATTTCTGCCCCCTAGTTAATCCGTTAACACGCCGCCAGCGGCCATAAACTCGGCCCGCTCTTTCGGCGTTAACTTAAAAAATTCCGCCTGTGGTTTTGAGTTCAACGAACCTCCACCGGTCGGTGTCTTGTTTCCAAACGTGGTCCTGGCTGTTTCGGCCTTCACCGCGTCAAGTTCCTTCTTGTGCCATTCTGCATGGCGTTTCAAAATATCCTCTGCGTCATCCCCGTATCTCGCATAATCTGCGGCAACCTCGGGATCAACGCCGTAATCTTTCGCCTTTGCCCTGAGTGCGTTCTGTTTGTTCGCCAGGGCTTCAGCGATATCTTTCTGCCTGAGCTTTTCTTTTAGCTCACGGTTTTCTTTTTGTTCCGGAGTCTCGGTCGGGTTAAGCTCTCGACGGATAGCTTCCTTGAGTTCCTTCTCTTTTTCGGGAAGTTTCTCTTCCTCATACTTCTTGACGGCGCGGTCAAACTCTCTGTTGAGTGCGGCGTCATAAGCGGATCGAAGGGAAGGGACGGCGCGAATGTACTCAATCGCCTTGAGCGAATCATCCGGCGGCGCGGCCTTTGATACGAGTTCTTCAAACTCTGCCACGTTTGCCCCGTCTTTTGCGTTGGCCTTAGCCCACGAAACGAGATCCTTGAAAATGTCCATAATTGTCCTCCATCTAGTGTAACCAGACAGTGTGTGAAAGTGCGGCGGGATGATCCGGAAAGAATCCCTTCAAGATCGCCCCTATTATACAACGTATATCCGCCTTTTGTCAAACTGCTTTTTCCTCTTTTGCAACAGCATCGATCATTTTCTGAGCGTTCCTGATTATCCGGTTTCTCACCTTCAAGGACGGCTCTTTCATGATCGCGGCTCGGAGACAGGCCTCCGTTATCATCTTCGATTGTGCGTTCCTCACGATTGCCGCGCATTGCTCAACCGCCTTTTCGTCGGTCATCTTCAGGTCGAGCTTGTTAATCGGGGTTACGTTGAGCGCAACCTTGAAGGCAGACTCTACCCCATTGACCATCTCAAGCAGCTCCTTGAACATACATCCTCCCGTACTTGTTCTTGACGATTCCTTTTTCTTTCGCCCATGTCTCAAATGTCTTATAGCTGAAAACCTCATTCTTCCCGGTAACAGGATCGCGCCCGCGCCGTGCTGTCGGTTCATACGCCTCGGTTACTGTAACGGAATGGCACCTGCAATTGATAACCAGGGAAGCCGGTAAAGAAGGATCGCCCGGGTGTGAAACCTGATACCCTGCCATATTCCACGTCCCTTCAAGCGGGACCCTTACCCCGTCAAGGACTGCGTGTTCCGGCCTGACTGCATCATCAAGAGTTGCGTCCCACATTTTGAGAACGTTTACCCCGGCTGCTTGCGCTTCATGCGCTCTGGCAATCTCTGCCATGTTCTGCGCCCTGTGTCCCTCGGTGTGCGCGATTCTCAGGGCTTTATACAAGTCACCGAAAACCTTGCCGTCATACACTCCACCAATGACGGTTTTGATACGCTTGGCAATATCTGTAATTCCTTCCCCGTTTATCAGCCCTGCGTTTACTTGTGTCCAGATATCTTTGATAGCCTTATCCTGATTCGTAGCTATCAGTTCTTTGAGCGTCCCGGCGACGGGGGTATAGTTATCAGCAGCGCCAATCTCTGCCTTGATCGCCTTCCACGCTTCAAGCTCTCCGGTTGATGCATACCGTACCAGATTCGGGTCAAGCGGCGAAAACGTTAGAGGCTCGCCCCAGTCAAGCTGAAACGACGTCCGGTAGTACTGGTTGGAAAATGACAGGTCAAACGCCTCTATCTGCAACCGACGAACGGAACCGCCCAGCTTCTTGTATTCTGCTGTTATCTGTTCCCGGAGTGATTCAAGCCGGTTATACTGGATCAACCAGTTGTATTGGTCTTTCGGAGATATCCCCGCTTCCCGGGCTTTCGCTAGCATCGCTCCGATCTTGTCGTTGATGTTCTGCAAGGCAACGCGGTATTGCTCAACTATGGTAGCGTCGATTGCTTGCCGCTCTGCCTCAGTGAGAAGATAGCCCTCGTTTGCGAAAGACTGATAGGTCATTTGCCGCCCTGCTCAACAGCGCCGATTACCGCCTCAGCCTGTTCTTTCGTAAGGCCAAGGAAGATCATGAGTTGCTGTATACCGGCCTCACGAGTAAGAGCACCCGAATATATCTGTGCTACGATTTCATTCGCTGCCTTGATCTGAATACCAGACAACGTTGCGGCCTGTGTCGCGACCACTATATCATCTGCTTCGTCGCCCTCTGTTATGCCGGGTACAGTTGGCGCTGGCAGCGTGTTCTTTTTCTGATCTTCCAATTCGCGCTCCCAATCTGGAAGGATCGCTTTCGGGAGGATCTTCAATACCGCTTCTTTCGTCATCTGTAACCCCATCATCATCGACGCTATTTCAAGCTGCTCTTTCGCGGAAACCGGAACGTTGCGGCTCCACTTGATTTCCGTCTTGTAAATGCTGGTATCTATCCCGCTTGTACCGGAATTGATACAGGCGTCAAACAGTTCCTTGCGCTCAACAAGCCACCGCCTGAGATAGATTTCCGCCTTGCTTGCAACCATTTCCATGCACATGAGTTTTATTGCAAGCGCCTTCCCTGACTCTTCCCCTCCGGCGCCGAACTTTGGATCAGTAAAATCGATGATGCGGGAAGTCTTATGGAAATATCTCTCAAGGTTTTCAGCCATCCACTTGTAGAACTCGACAGCACCGCCAAGATTCTTCTCCATGAAGCGCGGCCATTTGTCAGAGTCATAATCACCAAGCCCGTGGAAATACCCCTTAGCCTTCAGGCTAGCCACCGTGTCGGCGTCAACGATAAACGGATACAAGCCTATCAGCGCATTAAACCTGTCCACTTCGTTCAGGCTCTTGCTCATTACCTTGTCTAACTGGTCGATAATCTGCTTTTCAGCCTCAAACACAGGAAGGCCGTCTTTGTTGATTTTCGCCTCAAGTACAGGGACAATTCCGAACGGATAAACAAGATCGTCGCTTGCGTCACGCGCCCAGTTCTTATCCTTGTCGGTTATCCATCCTTCCGCATAACCGGGATAGTATACAACAGCGTGAGAAACATCCCCGTCTTGATAGAACCTGACAGCATATTCCTTGACCGGCTTCAGGCTGTTTGTCCACTTGATATAGATTTGTGAGGAAGGTACAAGCACCCACTCCGGTCGGACAGGGAATAGCGGATCATCGCTTGCGGACGTCCACCATACTTCATAGGCATCGCCCTGACACATAGCCTCGTTGACGGTTTCGGCTATTACAAGGGCATCATCGTTGTACTCCCTCCACGTCTTGATCTGTGCGTTGTATTCGTCGCCCTTGACGCTCCATTCATCGGTAGCCTCGGTAAGCTGGTAGAAGATATCCGGCTCCCCGGGGGGCATCATGTACCCGACCATGTTGTCAACGGCAACCTTCCCTAAAGGAATGGGCAGCCGGTTGTCGGGATCGTCTCCGGTCGCATTGTTTACGATAGTCGGGTTTTTCCCGCGTACATAGGCGCGGTTTACGTTATAACGGCTTACGATTGAAGCCTGAGCGCTATATATCTGTTTTAACTCTTTCGCGTCCATCTGTTCCCATCCTTTGCGGTATTATACCACAGTTAAAGCCTTAATGCCACCGTAGGAGCAGCGGCCATATTCGTTTTGCTACCGAACTTCTCGACCAATCCAGTGAGACAGTCCGGCGCGTCGTCGTGTTTGTTCTTCCCTTCCTTTTGGTAGGTCATAAGCGCATTATAGAAGTCCGGCCATGTTACTGCCCATTCTATCGGGAAGTATACGAACTGTTGCGCTATTGCCGCATTGGTTAGAATACGCGCCTGTTTATTGCCACCCTGATGAAACCAACGTATTGAAGCGCGGTATCCTCTTTCAGTTGCTATCCGTTGCACGTTTCTTGCAAAGGCTCGCCCGCCGTTATTGGATTCGATCTCGACCTCCATTGTAGCGGTTTCCATAAGCATACGAACCGTCTCTCCCTCTGTTATTTCCTGCCCGTCTTGAGTGTAGTATACCCCAGTGACATAAAGCTCAATCCCCTTCTTTCGTGCCATGATTGCGCAAAGATAGTCGTTCCCTTCATCGGCAGTATCGATATAGCAAACATTTGCTTGCGTTCCTTGCGGTATTTCGGTATATATTTTGAATCCTGTATACAACCTACCCTTGACGTCCTGTCGGACTAGATCGTAGTTTGCCGCGAATATATTTTCGTCTGCTATCCGCTTCTTGCTTAGGTATGATTCATGGGACAGGATTTCCGGGCAAAGCATTTCCCCGACATGACAGGCGGGCATTGAAAGAACAAGCCATTCCCCCGGCTCTGCCTCTTCCAGCCTTGCACCTATGTCCTTCTTGCTCCACGGCGTCATACAAAGAATCTGTGTCGCCCCTTCCTCTGCACGTGAAAGGAAAGTACCAGTATACCAGAGCCATATCTTTTCAAGAGCCGCTTCATTATAGGCCGTTTCGGCGTCCTTTACCGGATCGTCTATTATCAAAATGGATCCGCCGCGCCCAGTGATTGACCCGCCGATTCCCGTTCCCTTGTAGTTAAAGAATTGTCCTTCAAGCGCCCACTTCTTGTAACTGGCATCCCCCTGCTTTACCTTTGCCGTGAAGATATCGGAATAGGTAATCTGCTCTACAAGGTTCTTTTCCTCCATGATGATATCGCGGGTATGCCGGGAAAAGTCTTGCGCAAGGTCGTCGTTGTAGGATGCTGTTATGATCTTTTCGGTATTCTTGACACCAAGCACCCACGCGGAAAAGTTGGTCATTGTCCGGCTCTTCCCGTGTCGCGGGGGTAGTTCTATCCTGATTTTGGTATAAGGTTTTCCGTCTTTACGCGTGATCTTCCGTTCGTAAACGCCCTGTAAGGTATCGCATAGGTCATGAAGATATTCTCTGTCTGGCTTGTAGAAGTCCGGAGATATAACCCGGCAGAAGTCCCAAAAGGACGCCTTTGCCTTGTCTATCTCTTCGTCTCTGACAAGGGACTCAAGCTCTAGGAGTTCATCGTCCGTCAAGTTTTGCTCTGAGGGCATCTATCCGCGCCTTGCGTTCTTCTTTCGTGAGCTTGTCGGTTATGGTTCCGCTATGCTCGATTTCCTGTTTGTCTCTCCACCTATCCGGGCGTCTGTTCTTGAGCCAGAAGATACAGGCCGTAACGTCCGGCTGTACCTGTTCTGTATATGGAGCATAGACAGGGGCTTTTGCGTTAGCTGGCATGAATATCTTTACCGCCTGATCATTGGCGTATCCAGTAGCCCTGCGATATAGCGAGTTCTCAACAAGCGCGTCCGGCTCTTCCTTGCCCGCCTTTAAGGACTTAAAAAACTCCGGATATAACTTCTTCCATCCGTTGAGCGTGACTTCTGATATCCCCATCTTCCCGGCTATCTGCTTGTCTGTGTATCCATTTCGGGCAAGGGATTCGGCGAGTAATGGGTGAAACTCCGGAACGTACTTTGACGGCCTTCCCCCTGCGTGTTTCTCTTGTGGTATTGATTCCTTCCCTTTTTGCTTTGCCATACGGGAAGTGTATGCTATTTTATACTATCTGTCAATAAAAACCCCCTGAGAGTGGCAGGGGGAGGCTCGGAAGCCTGAAAGGAAAGAAGATGATGTATGGTATCATGAAGGGAACTGGATGTCAAGCTTCCCCTCATTTCGCCGTTTTCATGTACTGATGCAAGAAGGTTGCAAACAGATTGACAAACTTCTCGTTACCACGCAATTCTCGCTCGCCCATCTTATCAAGGATATGGTGAACAAGTTCATGGGTAAACACAAAGTCCCGGTAATCACCCTTGAGTTTTGTAAGCATTTTAATCTTTTGCTCTGCATAGATTGCCTGTCCGTCTATGTCTGTGTCATTGTCAATCCTGTCCTTGGCTTCGACCGTGATTGTCTGCCCGCCCAACATGAACGTTTTTGGTATCCTCATTCCTTCCTCCTGAAAAACGCCGGTAGTTTCCTCGAAGGTTCTCTACCGGCTTGGTATCCCCGCCTATAAGGAAGGGTTAATAATGCTCCGGAGTCCAAAGACAAGATGCTTTCCGGCAAGCCTATCCCTATACTAACCGCTTTGAATACCGCTTGTCTGCCTTTTTAACAGACTCGATCTGCTGTACTGGATAAGCGGCTTTTCCACGTTGTCCGTCTGTCCTACGATCGCGTAGGCGCTGGCGGGCATCCTGTCTATCGTCTCGAAGTATTGAACCTCAAGAGGTCTGCTGATGATGGCATCAGGTACAAGAAACGATAGATAAAGGATCGTGAAAATACCGGCC